CGATACCTTTTTTTTCATTTTCAATGATTTGTTTATGTAAATTACCCATACCTGTTTCTGAGGATGTAATATAGGGGGGATCGGTTAGGACTAAATCTATTGAATTGTTATCAATATTGGATAGATAAGTAATTCCATCACAATTCTCAATATTCATAGTATTTTATAATATCCTATCATTATATTTTCAAATTTGATTTATTATTCCTTTTAAAAATAATTTATAATGGAACCATATATGATTGATTATTATAATTCAATGCCTCAAGGAGTGAACGTAATTGATTCTTTGAACAAGGAATATGAAGAATTAGAAGAAAAGTATGGTAAGGTAGAAAAGGAGCTACATTTTTATAAATCTTTATTTGAGTATCCATTGAATAATTCTGCTATATTTAATTTAAGGAGAGTTAAACAAGGTGGAGAAGATAAATGGATTGATAAGGTAAAAATAAGTGAGAAGGAATTAAGGGAATTAGATACTTCAAAAGAGGTTGAATATTTACTACGTAATTGTAATCCTCGTTGTGAGAGATAATTATTCTTCTTGATCTTGAGTTGTATCATCTTCTACTTCTAAAACATCTGTAGTGGATTGGAAACTTTTCTTTAATTCGGTGTAGAGGAGTTCATAGAGATTATTTTTAAGTTCTGATTCTTGAATTTTAATTGTAACAGGTACTCTATCTAGGTAATTTTCTTTTTCTTTTGTTAACCATTTTTGTGCAGTTGACGATACTTGATAATAATAACTATCAATGGATCCTTCTATTAGAGGATTAAAGGTATATCCTTTTTCTAAATAAATAGTCTGATTCCCAAAGGAGACATACATATTGTTTACTTTAAAACCATTGAAGGTTTGTTCACTATTTACGATAATACCCATAATAATTAATAATTAATATAAACTATTATTTTTTTTTCAACGTATGGGATATTTTGCATTTTGGAATATGTCTATTATATTGAATATTATCTGAAAATGTTTTATTGCATACGAAACAATGGGGTGTTATTATAAGTGGTTGTTCTTCATTTATAGTATTATTTTTGAAGCAATATGAGAATAATGTACCCATTAATAATATTTATTAATATATATTTAATATAATGGAAAAGAGTGGTATGGTTGGTCGTTTTAATATAAATCAGGGCGATACTAATGGAGAAAATACTATTGAAGAATATAATAAGAAAATAGAATTATTTGAAGCAAAAATAAAGAGTATGACAGATGAGTGTAATCAGTTAAAGGATGAATTATTAATATTGAGAAAAAAAGTTTATTTTGATGATAAGTTAAGTATTCAGTCTATGAGTAAATATTTGGATAAAATTTGAAAAGATAAATATAATCATAATAAATAAAATAGTATAATTAAAAGGATGCCTCATAAAGATTATCCGATGTGTTTTTCTTCTTCTTGTGGGGTATGTAGTCGTTGTTGTAGGATTGGGGATTCTTGTTATATTCATCCATTGAATGTAATTGAATTGTCCACAGGAGAAGAGTGTAAAGAAGTCAAAATCCCCGAAGATCCTTGGGATATTTATCAGCGTATAATGAAAATAGCGAATGAGAGTAAATCAATGGGGTAACAATGGATGACATTCCCAGTAGTAATTTTTCATTAATGAGAATAAGGGTGTTTTTCTTGGATACATATAAGAGTCTTTTAGACATGGTAAGACAATAGATAATTGTTCTTTTGGAGTATAGGGTTCATCATTTTCAAAGTGAATTACATCATTATCCTCTAATGTTGATATATACTGGTATAGGTCTGTAATTAGTGGAGCAGAGTGATATTGATAATACCATCTCCAAGAGAGGCAATCTTTAAAATAATAGGAGAAAGTCCATTGAATTGCTTTAAAATATTCTTTACATAGATTTGTAATGTCTTTCTTGAGTAATAGATCAAAGCTTGGATTATAGTGTTCTGTTTGATAAAGAGTATATGTGTAATATTTTTTCTTTGTAGATAGTATATTTTTTTCGTCTATTCTGAATAATAAAGGAGATACATAATGGATAGAATCATAATCTTCTTGAGATATATCTAAATCTTTGGGGGATAAGTTATCTAGTTGTTCGATGGAATGTATTGAGTGTTCTTTTAGAATATGATTAAATTTCTTTTTATAAAACAAGGATTTTTTATTTCTGATAGATAGAATTGTGTCTAAGTTTGATTGTTCTAATTTGGATAATTCGTGGAGATATATTTTTAAATTGGATATATTAATAGTCATAGTGTCATTAATAATAAAGAATCTCCCCGAATAATCTTTTTGTAATTTTTTGTAGGTGTTTATTAATATAGTTAGTCCGTTATATCTTATATTGATACTTGGTGTATTAATAATAAAATCATTACCAATAAAGAAACATAGAAAGAGGTAATCTACGAGTAACATTTCTTTTTCAAGTTTGTAGAAGGATTCAGAGATTGAATCAATGAGGTGATACTTGAGGAGATTTATATTGAGGAAGATATAAGGTTCTTCTGTTTTTTCTAAATTAAAGGCTGTCCTTTCTCGGAGGAGGTATACTGTATGTTTTCTTATCATTGATAGCATAATCAAATCTGCGTCAAGTCCATAGACAGCATTTATTGAATTTTGATCGATATGTTGATCCATATATTTCATTATTTTGTGTTCACCTTCACCTGGTTCATCTGAGTTTGAGAGTATTATTTTTATATTTGAGTTTTCACAGTAATTTTGTAGGAAGGTATTTAATTGTTTCATAAAAGGGGTTCCTGGGGTGATTTGATTGGTATCCCATAGTTTATTTTCTTGGGAAGATTTTAATCTTCTTTGTCTTTGTTGTTCCATTTTTGTTCTTGGTGCGGGTCCATCAATAGCGATATAAATAAGATCTTTAACATTTGTGATTTTGATACATTCATTGATTTTCTTTAGTATTTCTTGGAACATTTCTTGTTCGTTTGTTTTATTAGCACAGCATGGGTGAATTGCGCAATTCAGGTCAAAGAATAAATTATTGATACATAAGTTTTTATTTTCTGAGGGGTATTGAATAATATCGGGATAATTTTGAATTAATTCTTTATAGTAAATAGGTATTCCCATGGATAATAATTAAGGATGAATTATTTTTATATAAGAATCAAAAATAAAATATATATGAGTATTATAAATGGATAGTATAACAAATCCTCTCAATTTATTAGCTACAAATATGTGTTCACCAATGGTAATCTTTGTGGTATATGCTGTTATTACCGGTATATCATTATTTATAACCCGTACGAACCTGAATAAGTATAATACACAGAAGATGGAGTCTTTATTTAATACACACCTATTACACGAGGTGAAGTTATTACTTATAATGGGTGTTGTAATTTATGGTTTATGTCAGTATAATCAGGTTAATATTGCTTGGATATTCTTAATATTCCCCGTGATCTATGTTATATTGAAGAACATTATGATATTTATTTCAGTTTCATCTGCGAATCAGAATGCTCCAAACCCTAAACCTGCTATAGAAAGTTCAAGTATGTATACACAATTACAGCAGGCGAATGAAGATAAAGGTCGTGTTGACCGTTATCAACAACAGGAGAAACTTCTTCCTCCACCTTCAGTGAATAAGGAAATTGGGGGATTGGGAGGTAGCGGTGGAGGAGGATTTGGTGGTGGCGGTGGAGGAGGATTTGGCGGTGGTGGTGCTGGATTATCCCCCCCATTAAACTCATCATTGGGAGGTATTGGTTCAAACAGTAATTTAGCTAGTTTTTAAATCTATAATTAATTAATAGATGATTATTTTAATATTTTTGTACTTATTTTTATTTCATTCTTTCTATTTAATCATTAAGAAAGGGAATATTCCGATAATTTATATACCATTATTAGTTTTTTCAATTATTAAGACAACATTAGATTATCGTATTTGTAGTGTTGCATATTTCGAATGTAAGTTACGGGGAGTAAAAAGAGAAGAATCATATATGAATCAATTTTTAGATCCAATAGTAGATGTCCGGTATACAAATCATGTTTATCCTTTGTTTATTATGGCATATTTCGTGATATTTATATCCTCAACTAAATACTTAAAAAAGTATATTATAGATTAAATTAATATGTCAAATTATTTATCTTTTGATGTTGGTATTAAGAACTTATCTTATTGTGGTCTAACGAGTGATAAGAAGATAACACAATGGGGTATTATTAATTTAAATGAAAATCCTGTATGTGATGTTAATTTACGAAAAAAGTGTGAGAAACAATCAACATATATTGTATCTGGTAATGAAACTGTTAAGTATTGTTGTACAGCGCACAGTGGTAAGTTTAAGAAAAAAAAGAAATTAAATGCGAATCATGATTTATTAAAGATATCTCAATTGTGTGTTAGTCGGTTACGGGAATTAGATTTAAAAGATATAAAGTATGTTTTAATTGAAAATCAACCTGCACTTAAGAATCCTGTAATGAAGAGTATACAGATGATAATATATACTTTTTTTGTGATAGAGGGGGTTATGAATAATGAATCAACGATAGAAAAAATACATATGGTAAATGCACGGAATAAATTGAAGGTATATAAAGGTCCTAAGGTTGAATGTAATAAAAAGGGGAAATATGCGCAAAATAAATATTTAAGTGTTGAATATACAAAAATAATGATTCAGGGAGAGGATGAAAAATATTGTGAATTATTTACTGAATCAAAGAAGAAAGATGATTTAGCTGATTCATATCTTCAAGGAATATATTGGATTGAAAAATAAAGGTTATCTATTTGATATAGTTAATGGTTATAAGTAAGAGGATTGTATAGAGTATTATTTTTTTTTCAGTGGATATATTCATATATTTTAATCCATTATCTGTTATTCCAAAAACGGCGACATAGATTAATAATTGGTGGATAAAATCTTTATTCATTTATTATAACTAAATAATAAAATTGGCGTTTAAATAATAAAATATTAATATTTAAAGGAATTATTTCTAATAAAGATAATGAAAAATAGTATTCTGTTAGATTCTTTATGTAATTATTATGAAGATGAAGGTCGGTTTGGTAAGTTAATGGAGGTTTTAAAGGAGGAAAATCAGATCTCCTTGCGAATCATTGATTGGTTTGTGACAAATTATTCAAAGAAAAATAATATTTATTATTCTATTTTTGAAGATCCTGAGAAAGGGAAAACATTTTCAGAGGGGAATGGTGAAAACTTATTGAAGCAGTTTAATACATATCATTCTTATAAGGCCCAATTAAAATCATTTTCAAAAAAAAGGTTTGATCCTTTTTGTAGGAGGGATAGAATTAAGTTTAAGACGATTGAAACGACAGTTGGTCAATTAAATTTCTTTAAATGGGCGATTGATAATTTAATCATAGATTATATTAAGGAATACTATGATAAAATTGAAATGGATATGAATAATAGTTATAATGATATTAAAGTAAAGAAGAAGGAAAAAAAAGATAAGACAGAGAGAAAGAAGAGGCAAGAATTATCTAAATCAGCATCTCGTGGATTGAATACGAATAAAATGAAGGTTGTTTTGGACTTTAATTAAAATTTAAAGGTAGTTTCATTTATTTTTTTATAAGAATGTTTAAATAAATCTATTGGTAATGGTACTTGGCAAATTATTTCCGATAGTTCTAATATTTTATTTGGATATGATCTGATATGACATATGAAATCATATTTATTATTCTTATAATCAATGGATGATTTTTCTTTTTTACCATATTGCCAAGTTTCATTAAAATATAATAATGAGTTATCATATTTTGCCTTACCTTTTACTTTATCAATATAATCTATAAGTGTTTCGATATTTGTATAATAGATTATGGATTGATTTTTTTCAGATGGTTTTGTCCCTTGAATTGAATCTAAGAAATCTTTTTCATTATCAGCTTTTCTTGAGCCAAAATACAACCCATATTGCATTGTACTATGACCTTTAAATAAATGTTCGTAGAATTCTAAATATTTCTTTTTTGTAGAGAGATCTTCATTTTTATAAAATAACATATTGAGTTTTTCTATATTTTGTTTATCTCTTTGAGAAAGATATTGAGAGGAATGTAAAAGGTTTGGTTGATGGCCTTTTGCCCCTTTATAGGAGAGAGTTTCTTTAAATAATGATTCATGAGTATGGTGTTCCATAACTTTATTATAATTTAAAATATCATTAATAGTAAGGTTATAATTATCATATAATGTACTGAAGAGTTTAGGGATCATACCATTATATTTTGTTTTCCCATCTTCCCTTACATCACGTACTGTAAATATATATAATTTACTCATTATAATATATTAATAATATAATATTATTAATATCTATAAAGAAGGGCACTTCCGGGAATCGAACCCGGGACCTCTTGCACCCAAAGCAAGAATCATACCACTAGACCAAAGTGCCAAAAAAAAATGCGTCGTCCGGGACTCGAACCCGGGACACCAGCTTGGAAGGCTGATATGCTAACCCCTACACCAACGACGCGAAGGACTATTATGGAATGTGCTATAAAAAAAGTATAATTAAATAGGATAAATTATTATTAAGATAAGATTTTATTTTATACAATACTTATTCCGAAGAAGGCTTCTTTACCTTAACCTTACGCACCTTCTTAGGCTTTTCCTTAACAGGTTCAGGTTCAGGTTCATCTTCATTATCATCAGATTCAGTGGAGTCTTCCACAAGAGTCTTTCCAGTAGTAACAGTTTCAACTCTATCATCTTCATCATCAGAATCAGACATAATAGCAAAGTCACGAAGACCCCCTTCAGGAACCTTCACCCTGATTTGCTCTGCCCTCCAAGTGCATCCAAACTTACCGTTTGCAATCCAGATACCATTACACTTAAGGACAGACTTGATATGGGCACCCTTAGTAATGAGTCGCGAAATATCCGTTGGATTTTCAGTAGTTCCTTCAACATCAAATACAACAGCATTCTTATCATAAATAGAGAAGTCCTTGAACTTTCCATCACGCTTAATAATCTTAAATCCAAAAGAATCCGGCCACTTTCCATTTGGTTCACCCGTCTCCTGATCAAGAGATACCTTAACCATTGGAGTATAGAGTTCCTTAAGGGTATCGTGTGAAAGCTTGGGCTTCTTAAACCAACTTTGGCTATTTTCAGCCGCCTTCTTTAGAAGAAGTTCATCCATATTGCACGCCCACGTATGGAAATCCTTCATTGACTTATTTTCATCGAGACCTTTCATAGAGAACTTAACCGAATACTTACCTGAGTTCTCATTATCTGAAAAGTATGAAGGGTCAAAGGGGATTTCTACTTCGGGAGTCTGAACATAAAGTGGAGCAATGCCTCCACCATAATTCAGGAAAAGCATCTTCCCCCCGTTATCAAGGGTCTTCGGTGCTGAAAAGGTAATATTAGAAATATCAATCTTAGAAGGGTTCATTGCAGATGCCATAACTCCTTTCCTTTGTTTTCTTTTCTTTTGTTTTCCTTTCTTTTCTTTTCCTTTGTTTTCTTTTCTTTTGTTTTCCTTTCTTTTCTTTTCTTTTCTTTTCTTTTCTTTTCTTTTCTTGTGTTTTCCTTTGTTTTCTTTTGTTTCTTTCTATTATTCTATAGTATCTATCCTTTATATACTTTCAAATTTTGATTTTTTTCCGGTATAATTACTTAAATATTTTTTTCAAAGAAGATAATAAAGGGTCATGTGTATTTTAGAGTGTAATGCGAAGGTGAACAATAAATATGGGGGATATTGTTATAAACATAGAAGACTGTATCTTATAGAGGAAGATATCATATCTATAGAAAAATATACAGGGGTACAATCGGATTATTTAAGGAAAGATATGATAACTAGTATTGAGAAGATATATCATTCTAATTATGGAAATATTCGCTATAAAAAAAAGGATGAGATATTTCAATTATTAGATACTATATTACAAGTATTGCAAAATTATTCTGAAAAGGATATCCAAAGAATCACGAAATTACAGAGGATTATTAAGAATAAAAATAAACAAAGGGATGGATTATTAAGAGGTGAAGGTTATTTAAAAAGAAGTTTATGTAAAAATCAAGTTGATTTTTATACATTTGAGACTATAGATGAAATTGATCCAAAATATTTTTTTTCCTATAAAGATGAAGAAGGTATGATATGGTTCTTTGATATTCGATCATTTAATAAATTAGTTGAAATGAATCAGGGAAATCCATATACACGAAAGATGATACCAAAAAAAGTAATTGAAAGATCAAAGAAATTAATAGAAATAATTTCAACAGATTTATTGAATGATGAAGTAGATCAAGAATTAGTATTGACAAAAAAACAAATGATTAAACAAAAAACTATCGATATATTTTCTCAAATGGAACAATATGGTTATTCTTGTAATTTAGAGTGGTTTTTTAAAATGAATTTATCAACATTAAAAAAGTTATATCGTAGTCTTGAAGACATATGGAATTACAGATTAAATCTAACATATGAAGTAAAATCGCGAATTTCTCCTCCAAATGGCTTAGTATTTAACATACCAGTAAATCATGTATATTCATTGCATACTATTGAAGATGTACAAGATATTATACTTACAGAAGTTATGAAATTTAATAATGCTATATCTAATGATGACCGTAAATTAGGATATATGTATTTTTTAATAGGTTTAACCACTGTCTCAAAAGAATGTTATGATGCCTATTCATGGATGATTATTATTTAGCCCTAAAATTATTTAAAACAATATTGATATAGTATATCATAATAAATAGTGCGGTAAAAGATAGAAAATAAAAAGAAAGATAAATTATAAATGGCTAAAAAAACTTCCTCCACCAAATCCTCCAAGAAATCTACTCCTAAGAAGGTAGTTGAAGAAAAGGTTGTTGAGACACCTGTTGTCGAAACTGTTGTTGCTCCCGTAGAGGAGTCTGATAATTATGATGAAGAGTTCTCTCAGGTACAGGCTAAGCTAAAGGAAGCCCTTGTCCTTCTGAAGGGGCTTACTTCCGAGGTTTCTCGTCTTGAGAAGAGAGTTGCTCGTGACCG